GTGAGACATGGAAAAAAACCTACGCGCAAACAGAAGATCAGACTTGGACAAGCAGGGCTGTCTCCGGAGAACTGGCTGGTGGTCAAGCAGAAGAGAAACGGTGAACTTGTAATTCTACATAAGACCAACGATCAGATCAGAGTCGTTCCGGCTCCGATCGCCTGAAAAAAGAAAGGAAGTACAGCAGCATGAGAAAGATGAAGAAAATCAACGGGTATCTGGTGGTCCGGTTCAACGACCGGGAAAAGCGCGAGTACGAAACCCTCGGCAGCTTCGGCGTGATTGCCGCCGAGGAGTATACCGGTGATCTGGACATGGACCGGGATGTGATGGAGTACGACGATGCCGACTCCCTGGAAGTCGCCGTCGAGCAGGCCCGGGGCCTGAACGCCGAGGAGGACTACACCGGCCTTCCGGCCACCTGCACCGTGATCCGCGAGACCGATCATGATACCGAGATGAACCAGGTCGACCCCCAGCTCATGATCACAGGCTGGACAGAGGAGTTGACCCAGCAGGTAAACAACCGGCACTACCCCGACATGGACGCCCGCACGGCAGCGCATGAGCTCTACGGATACAAGATGGCGCTGGTCCGCATGGGGCTGATTGACGCGGACGAGGCATATGTCCTGCCGAATACATTCGAAGCAGCAACAGCGCCTACAGTCGCAACGGATGCTGCTCACCCATTTGATTTTCTCCACCAATTGTCCGACGCGCCCACATGGCGGCTGTATGAGCTGGGGCGGGCGCTGGAGAAGGATTGCCCGGAGAACGACTGCATCCTCTACCGCAATATTTTCAAGATGTCCTTGGAGCTGGATGATGCGCTGGATTTCAACTCCGGGTGTGCGCAAGAGACCTTAAAGCGGCAGCTTCGCGCATTCCAACGCGAGATGAACCAGATGTACTGGGAAAATTATGCCGTCACCTCCTACCGAGAGCAGCTCCGGGCGCAGAAGCACGGACCATCCGTAACGCTCACACCGCACAAGTCGGGGGACGGCGGTACCCTGACGCTGCCGATGCGGAGCAATATTCCCCATCCCAAGAACGCGGACTGGAAGCTCACCACCTGCCCGGTGTGCGGGGCCGAATGCTGGGAGAGCGACCTTGCCCGGCAGGCGCTGGCAGCGGAGCCGGACCTCCGCGCGGCCTGCACCTCCTGCGCATTGAAGGAGAATGTGAGGGGAAATAACGACAGGGCTTGAACTGCTACGAGGGTTCTCCACCACTGCTGAAGAGATTGCAGATATTATCTCTGCACATTGCCCACCCATTATTCCGGCTAATTGTGATCACTTTTCTTGCCGGGAATGCTGGCTTGCATGGCTGGAAACCGGAGAGTCGCCAAAAGGCGGGGAGCCGCCCAGCAAGCAGACGGCTCCCAGAGGAGACAAGCTTCATCCGAACTTAGAGGAGTTTCTTACGCAAAAGAAGCAACTGCGAAAGATGCTCATTACGACTCACTCTGAAGCTTCTCACGAGTTACGACGTCAGCTCGACAATGCTCATTCACGAACTGCGCAAACTCAACCTGATTGAGTATCCCCTTGAACTCCAGATAATCAACCAGCGCAATTATTATCGGGTCGTTCATGTACCGGTCCATAAACATCGAATCGGCATAGTCGTTCCCGGTTTTGATCCAATCAGACACAAAACTCACCTCCCTCCACTGGGAAATCCCATTTCATTATATCGAGGAAGGAAATGGAAGTAAATCTAATAGCTACTTTACGGAAAGGAGGAGCGCGATGAGAGGCCGTAAGAAGCTCTCCCCACTTGGAAAGATTGTCGACAAGGCGCTAACTGATCATGAAATGACAAAGTCGGAACTGGCCGATATGGTTGGGACCTCTCCCCAATATTTAAGTCAGATTCTTCACGGTGCCCGCGCTGGAGATAAGTATCTCCCCATCATCATCGCGGTCCTTAGACTTGACCCGCAGAAGGTCGAGAAGGCAATCGCGGCATGAACAAAGGAAGGGAGGGACTGGGGTGCCCGAGGTATTTGTCACATTGGAAGATGCGGCTGCGTTTGAGGACGTCAAGTACAATACGCTGATTCAGCGTATGAAACGCAGCCCAAAGCAATTCAAGACGCGGCTACAGCCCCGCGAGGGCGGGGGGAAAGATCAGGTTATGATCTCCGTTTCCTCCCTCAGCCCCAAAGCAAGGAGGGCGCACCGTGCCGCGCAGAAGGTAGACGGGAGGGATGTCATCATAGAGCAGCGCACCGAACACGATGCCTCGCCCTGGTATGTGAGCGTTGACCTGAACCATTTTATAGAAGGCCATAAGAAGGCGTTTTATGAGGCGGTGGATCTCGCCGCCAGCGTTCAGGACTACATAGATTATACCGGGTCGGACCGCACCGGCTACGCGGAGCGGTTTGCGCTGCGGCTGGGAATCAGCCCGCCGACACTTTACCGCTACGTCAGCAACATCATGGAGGCGAACGCCTGGGCGCTCCGCCTTGAGCGTGAGGACGGGCAAAGCCGGGACTATTTCCGACCGCTGTCCCTTTGCCGGAAGCCTAAGGAAAAGGCCACCTTCCCCAGCCTGACAGATGAGCAGAAAGCCGTTATTGAAAATATCTGGTTTGACAAACGATTTGCCGAAAACCTCGGGACCATTGAAATGCTCTATGAAAAATTCGAGGACATTGCAAGTGACCGAAGTTGGGAGGAGTACCCCTCCGTGAAGACCATCGCCCGCTATGTCAAGCACCTCATGAGCCGCAAGGTCGCGGATAGCGCCAGGTATCTCGCCGCCAACGGGACCCGCGAGTGGAAGAACAAGAAGATGCTCAAGGGCAAGCGGGACGCGACAAGTCTTGAGGTTATGGAATATGTCATCGGCGACGAGCACACCTTCGACCTTTGGGTGCAGTGGACCGCGCCGAACGGAAAGATCAAGGCCGTCCGTCCGAAGCTGGTCGCCTGGATTGACATGAAGAGCCGCGCCATTATTGGCGACGTCCTGTGCGTTGATGCTAATTCCCAGACCCTGAAGGAAAGCCTCGTCAAAATGATCTACTCATCACCGGGCGGCGTTCCAAAAATTCTCCACGTCGACAACGGCAAGGACTACACCGCGCGGAGCATGACCGGGCAGACCCGCAAGCAGCGGAATATTGACTTCGGGTTTGATTCCGAGACCATCGGATTTTATCAAAGCATCGGCATTCAGGAAGTCGGGCGCTCCCTTCCGTATCAGCCTTGGGACAAGCCGATTGAACGATTCTTCAATACGGTCTGTTTGAAATTCTCCCGTTGGTTTGATTCCTACGTGGGAACCCTGACCGGCTCCAAGACCTACGCCAAGCGCCAGAAGGATGTTAACGGGATGCTGGAGCGCGGAGAGCTTCTGACAATGGAAGAGTTCTTCGATGTCTGGACGGAATGGAAGAACACCAAGTATCACGCCCGCGAACACCGGGGCCTGAAGGATGCCGGGGAAAAGTGGGTCACACCCTGCGATATGTTTGCCAATGGTCCCCGCTATGAGAAAGCAGCGCCGCCCCGTGAATACGCGGCCATGCTGCTGATGAAGGCGGAGAAAGCCCGTGTCTACAATCAGGGAATCAACAAGTTCGGCACTCTTTACACCGACAGCGAACTTGGATTCTACATCGGTAAGACAGTCGGCATCAAGTGGGATATCGACGATGTAACCAAGCTCTATGTGTTTGATGAGGACGGGCAAAAAATCTGTGAGGCCGTGTCCGCCGAGCTGTTGGCTTTTGGTCCTCACTGCTCTCAGGCAACGTTGGAAAAACATATGCGAGATCAGAAGCGGCAGCTCCGCCAGACAAGAGAGTTCCTCGAAGAATGCAGGACCCCATACGAGCACCGGGTGGAGGAAGGCCGTCCCTCCGATGCAGTCGGGAAAATTGATCTCACCATTAAGGCCAACCATGGGCAAAAAGTTATTTCCCTTCCCACGGATAAGGAGTTCCGCGCGGAGGTGGCAGCGGGAAGCAGTAAGAAGAAGGCCGGAGCCGGGGATGAGTTCCTTGCCTCCAAGGCCGGGGATGCCCTCGCCCGTCTGAGGGCCATGAATGAATAGGAGGTAACATTATGGAAGTCACAGCAGCAGCGCGGATTAACACCTATACCGAGGCCCGGAGCCTCTCCCAGCGGGTCAATGAGCACCTTGTATCATCGGGAAAGAGCATTGCTTCTCTGGCTAAGGACGTCAACTACAGCCGCACCACCGTATCCCGGTACCTGTCCGGGAAGTATGACGCCGATCCCACGGACCTTGAGAGCAAGCTTTCCGCCTATCTTCAGGAGCAGACAGGCGAGACTGTGGAAATTCCGGTTCAGGGAACGGTTCGGAAGACCGGTCAAAAGCCCAGATTTTTTGAGAGCCGGGATGCAAAGGCCGTCCTGGGCGTGTGCCAGAGCTGCCAGGAGTACATCGGGCTGGGGATCGTGGTCGGGCGCAGCGGCTACGGCAAGACCCACACCTTGAAGGAATACGCCAAGCTGTCTCGTGTGGCCTACATTGAATGCGACGACACCATGAGCAGCCGCGACCTTGTAGAGGCGATTGAGCGGTCACTGGGTCTGCCCACCGGATACGGGACGATCTGGCGCAGGGTAAACGGTATCCGCGACTTCTTCAGCACCAACAAAGGCTATCTGCTCATCATCGATGAGGCAGACAAGCTCATTAGTAAGTTTACACAAAAGAAAATGGAGATTCTCCGGGCGGTCTTCGATCAAAGCGACGTCGGCCTTGTAATCGCCGGTGAGCCTAAGCTGGAGGCACAGATCAAGACGTATCTCGCCCGCATGGCCAACCGCGTAGACTTCTACGCCGTCCTGCACGGGCTGACTCCCTCCGAGGTGGAGAAGTATCTGGACGGCTTTGAAATTACACCGGACGCGCTGGTGGAGCTGAAAGCCCGCGCCTGCAATATGCAGACCGGCTGCTTCCGCCTTTTGGATCGGACACTCTCCAACATCCGCCGCATTCTGTCCGACAACGGCGAGACCACAATCACCCAGAAGATCATCGTGCAGGCATCCAGCATGATGATGCTTTAAGGGGGCAATGCAATGATAATTCGGGTTTTGAAGGATTTTTTCGTGCCTGAAAAATACTGTAACAACTGCGCCAATTACGATTACACGGAAGGCATCTTCGGGCATAGCCGCTGCTGTCTCTTTAAATGCAAAATTCATTTAGATGGGCTCAATGCTATCAAGTGCTCCCAGTGCGTGGAGGCAGGTCGGCAGATCGTTGAAACGGGTTGCGAGTTTTGCGAGGGAGAGTATGTAGCAGGCTATATGAGGGCCTATATCGGCAACGATCTTAAACCGGCCAACCCGCCGTTTTGCCCCGAGTGTGGAAAAAGACGGCGTTAGAACAGGAGGCTTCGGACAATGAAAATGATAAAACAGCGGCTTTGGGGGCTGGCTCTTATCCTGATCTCCGTTGCCCTGATGGCCCTCGCCTCCACCGGGGAGACGCCGGAGGAACGGGACGCAACCGCCGTCCTGCTCACACTGCCTCTGGGCATCTACGCGCTGGTGACAAAAGAGGACCTTCTCTGCGCACCCGCCGAGGCAGCGCACAGGGTCAGGGCCGGACCCAGGCGTAAGCGGCTCCACGTGCATCGACGCACCCGCCGCCCTCAGGGCAGCGGCCATTATGAGCAGATCGAGAAAGGAGTTTCACTATGGCAAGAACACGTATCGTAGAAGCACCGGCGCTCCGGAACTGGGAGGACGTTGACGCCACTTTGCGGGAAATTGCAGAGAAGCGCATCGCTCTGCAGGACATTGAAAGCGAGATGCAGCGCCAAATCATCGGCATTAAGAAAATCACTGAGCAGGAGAGCAAGCCCTATGCGGACCGGATTTCCAAGCTGGAGCGGGATCTGAAGGAGTTCGTTGAAGATCATCGTACTGAGCTGGGGAAGACCAAAACCAGAAACCTAAACTTCGGCAATGTCGGGTACCGGCTCTCTACTGCCGTCTCCATTCCCAAGGCAAAGGAGAAGGTTGCTGAGATCATCCGCAAACTCAAGGCGCGGAACATGACCGACTGCATCGTCGTAAAGGAGGACGTCAGCAAGGAGAGCCTGAAAAAGTACGGCGAGGACACCGTCAATGCAGTGGGAGCCACATGGAAGCAGAAGGATGTTTTCGGGTACGACGTGTATCTGGACAAGCTGGAGCGCACTACCTCCGGCTTGCAGTAAGGAGGCGCGGAATGGCGACAGCAGCGAGAGGCGGACGAAAGCCCGCCTCCATCCGCACCCTCTGGGCAATTGCCAGGTCTCCGGAGCTGCAGCTCTCGGAGGAGGACCTTCATGCAATTGTCTACAGGGAGACGCGGAAGGGGAGCATGAAGCAGCTCACCCAGGGCGAGATCAACACGCTGGCCCGCATCCTGCAGAACATGAAAGACGGCGTCAGTCGGGATGTGAACACCAAGCGCACCGATGAGGGCGGAGACCCCCGCACCGTGCAGCTCCGGCGCAAGATTTATGCACTGTGCGGGACGTTGGGCTGGAACAACGACAACCAGCGGATCAACGCCTTTGCAAAGCGGATGTGCGGCGTCGAGCGGATTGAATGGCTGAATATGGCGCAGTGCTGCAAGATCGTGGAGGCGCTCAAGGCCATGGCCGCGAGGCAAGAAGCAGGGGGAGGCGCGACGGAATGAAAACCGTGACGATCAGGAATCTTTCATCCTTTGCTGATTTCTCTGCGATAGCGAGGGTAGCATTCTTAATCTCTGGTGACGAATACTGTGCCACACATGATGATCGCGGTAACGAAGCGGTCCGTATATCCCGTAAAGGCAACACCTACACCGTGCTTGATAAGGAGGCCGTGCAGGATGAAGCTTGAAGAGTGCACGAAGGATGAATTGATCTGGATCATTCAGAATCGTTGCTTTCGCTCCGCTGAAGATTTCGAGTTTGATATTCTCATGTTACGCGGCGAAAAAATCAACAGTGCCTCCTCCGCCGAGTTCAAACGAGCGAACAGTGCACTCGGTGAATATTGCCGCCTTCTTGAGCCGTATAGCGGAAAGCCGCTGAGCTCTATTCCAAATGCCGTGCTTAGTAAGGCGAATGAATGGATGAAGGTACGCGAAGCAGCCTTGAAAAAGTACGACCGGCTGGAAAAGCAATATCGTGAAATCTCGCGGCATACAGATCGGATTCTGGGATTAGGAGAGGATGTTCAGCCGTGAACGATCCACCTGCGACTCACAGCGATGTCGACATCATGAACGCTCTGTTGGGGATCAAGTCTATGCAGTACGACATTCGGCTAGGCTGGAAATGCTTTGCTCCTGATCTGCTTCGATATTACAAGGAGCTGCCAAGCGAAGTGCAGAGGCGGCTCACGAAACTCACACCTCGCAATCTGGCGCGTATTGAGCAGAGGCTTGGGGGTATCCCCCCGGATCAGGTACTTGAGGAACTGACCTGCGACGCTGCATTTGATCAGGTAATTCGCGCCACCAATGTTTATCTGGAGCGCTGCGGGCGCTGCCTTCTGGGGCCGGATGGATGGCCATTAGCAAGAAAGGACACATATGAGTGAATTGATATTAAAAAGCGATCTGAGATTACTCAATGACCGTATACTCAACCTTGGCTCTGGACTTGCGACCATGCCGGAGAACGGGACGATGCAGGTGGGCAAAGCGTTTCTGACTGCGGTCTTGGGTTACATGGAAGAACTGCTAGGTATGCGCCGCGCCCAGCCCGCCAACGAGCCGCTTACGCTGGAGCAGTTGCAAAAAGGTGACGTGGTTTGGGTTAAAGACCTTTGCACCGGAGAAATCGAAGTCCTTCGCTTTGACCGGATTGAGCCTGCCACATATCATTCTGGCGATGATTATCGCTTTGAGCAATTTGGCACAAATATAGGGATTATCCGGTGGGCCTACAAGTACGGAATAAATTGGCTTGCCTTCCGCCGTAAGCCGGAAGGGAGCGAGAACGACTATTATAGGAGGATCACATCATGAGCAATGAGCAAAAGTTTGAGATCATTAAAGCACTGGCATACGGCAGGACAGCCGAAGAAATCGCCAGTGCGGAGGACATCGCTTTTCAGGACGTCATGGACGTTCAGATGCAGAACGGCACAGCAATTGCCAATGAGCGGGCGGCGCTGAAGGAAGGAGGCTTTCTTGATGGGAACGCAGATTAAGGGCATTGACATTTCTACGTGGCAGGGCGCTCCAGACTTTGAAAAGGTTAAAGCTTCGGGCATAGAGTTCGTCATCGCCCGCGCAGGCTACGGCAAGAACAACATCGACAAGCAATTCGCCCGCAACGCTGCCGAGTGCAACCGACTGGGTATCCCCTTCGGCGTCTACTGGTTTTCCTATGCGCTTACTGTCGGGGACGCGGCTCGGGAAGCCCTCTACTGTTTGGAGGCGGTCAAGCCCTACCGACTGGAGTACCCCATCATCTTCGATCTGGAGTATGACACGGTTCGGTATGCCAAGAACAACGGCGTAGCCATTACAAAGGCGCTGGCAACGCAGATGGTGAAGGCATTCTGTTCCGAGATTGAGAAAGCCGGGTACTACGCCGCCAACTACGCAAACACTGATTATGCGGCGAATATGCTGGACATGTCCACCCTGTCCCACTTCGATTTGTGGTTTGCATCCTACAAGAGCACCTGCAGCCGGAGCGACGCGGGCATCTGGCAGTATAGCAGCAGTGGGAAGGTAGACGGAATCTCCGGCAGCGTCGACATGGACTACAGCTTCCGCGACTACCCCGCCATTATTTTAAATGCGGGGCTTAACGGGCTCAACGGACTGGACGCACAGGCCGAAGCAATCAAAACGCTGGTGCAATGGGGTGTTATTTCCAATCCAGATACTTGGAAAGCTCGGAGCAGCGAGACCGTCACGATTGGTGAGCTACTGGAACTCCTCGCCAAAATGAAGGTTTAACCTGAAAGGGGGCGCAGGGTGTGAACGAGCTGTCAAAGGAACTGACTGCCGAGATGATTCCTGAAGGGCTGTACCGTAAGATTGCCGACGCGATTGGGGCAAAAAGCTTCTTCGCACTGGCTGAGGCTATCGGGGGAACGACCGTGTACATACCGAAAGCAGAAAGCCTTGTGCGCCCCATCCGAGACGCCCGCATCAAGGAGGAGTTCAACGGTTACAACCATCACGAGCTTGCCAAGAAGTACGATGTAACCGTCCGCTGGGTGCAGCAACTCTGCGGCGAAGGCCATCCCGAAGGGCAGATGGACCTTTTCGGAGACATTGGAAATTCAGATTCAAAAAAACACATCTCTTAGAAGTGCTACGTATATCAATGCAAAAACAAGACCTATAGAATTAAGACTACAAGCTTTGCTTGTAGTCTTAATTTTTTTGAGGAGGAAGAAACCTATGGAAGCAATCCAATCCACAGCGACCCAAGTTCTGCTCCAGTTGGCGCTTGGCATCATCACTCTGCTCGGAACTTACGGGATGTATTATCTGACGAAAGCGACCGCAAAGGCCAAGGCCCAGATCGTGCAGATCAAGGACGACTCTACCCGGACGCTGCTCACCAATGCCCTTGAGGACGTGAATGAGCTGGTGGGCGTCACCGTGGGTGCGATTGAGCAGACTACCGCCGCAGCTCTGCGGGAAGCTGTCAAAAGTGGAAAGGCAGATCGGGCGGCTTTGGTTGCACTCGGGAAACAGGCATTCGAGGCAGTTAAAGCAGCAGTCACCCCGGAGGCACAGAAAGCCATCACCGAAAACCTCGGCAGCTTCGATGAATACCTGCAGAACCTGATCGAAAGCGCCGTGCTGAAGGTGAAGCAGGAAACCAGTTATATCACACTCCCCGAGAGTACCCTTTCCATGGCCGACGCTGCTGACACGCTCGCCTGCGCTGTTCATGAGAGAACCATCGCTCCCGAAGTGCAAACGGCAGCGGAAAGCGTGCCTGCGGCTGACGAGGCACCGGAAATCGAGGAGAGCAGCTCCATCGGCGTAGAGGTCACGCCCTCCGAACAATAAGGAGGCCGCATGACTGTTATCCAAATTACCGCGATCATTGGTGCAGCAGCGTCGCTTCTGTGTACACTGGTTGTCGGTGCGCTCACCTTTTTTATCAAGAAGACGCTTACTGATCTTATCGCCGCTGATAAGGCCAATGCCGAAAGGATCGGAAAGGTCGAGGAAAGACTGAATGACCTGAAGGCAGACCTCCCACTGATCTACGTCACACGGGAAGATTACATTCGCACTATGAACCGGGTCGAGGAAAAGCTCGACAGGCTGATCTATAGCAATGTGGGCGGCAATGTAAAAGAAAAGGAGGAATAGCATCACATGGGCATTATGGATGAAATGCAGGAGCAGGAAGCCAGCAAGAACAAAGCGATCCGGGGCTATATCATCCGGGCTCTGGCAAAGGGCAACCACAACACGCTGTTAATTCGGCAGATTGCGAATGCCCTTGTTGGCGATGGGCTCATTTACTCCCCGGATATTTCAAAGTATCTGGAGTATCTGAAGGAGGGCGGCTACATTGCCTTCACCGGCAGGACCGCCAACGCCTACCAAGCCTATCGGACCGACTCCGTGATCAAGCTGACCAAGAAAGGCGTTGATCTCGTGGAAGGGACGATCGACGATCCCGGCGTCGATGTCTAAGCAGGAACGCCGCCGAACGCGGGTATGCTCCTCCATCGACAAGCTTCCGGATGATATTAAGGGACAGCTCGACCTGAAGCTTACCGATACCACCAACACGTACTGGGACCTGTCCGATTGGCTCGAGGATGAAGGGTTCAAGATCAGCAAGTCCGCCATCGGGCGCTATGCAATCCGCAGCACGCAGGCAGCGCAGCGCGTGGCCGAGACGCTCCAGCGCACGCAGGCAATTGCCCAGGCAGTGGAGGCCCACCCGGACCTCGACTACACCAAAGCCGCCAGCATGGTGTTGATGGACGGGCTCATGCAGCGGGTCAGTACGGCGGAGGATGAGTTCGACGCTCTGCCGTTAGACAAGGCCGGGCGGCTCATCGCCTCCCTCTCCCGGAATGCCACCTATGAAAAGCGGGTCCGGCAGGATATGAAGAAGCGGGCCGAGCTTGCCTTCGATCAGATGGAGTCCGAGCTCATGGCGGCAATTAAGCAGCACCCGGAGCTGGCGTCCGAGCTGCACGACGTCCTGACCCGCGCCAGAGAGAAGGTGGTCCCGGATGGCGAAGATTGATCTTGGTGAATACCTTGAAAAGCTGGACGAGCCGGAGGACCGCGAGGCGGTTGCCAACCGGGAGTATCAAGCGAATCTCTTCCAGCAGTATGTTACCAGCGGCGACAACTTTCCTGAGATGAGAGCGGAACTGCTCCGGAGGTTTCACAGCGGAGCTCCGCTGACCGGGCCGAAGGGTCTGCGCCGTCAGCTGGGTGCAATTGACCTTGAATACTTCGGGCGGGCCTATCTGGCGCACTACTTTATTCGGGAGTCTCCCCCCTTCCACGGGGAGCTTGACCGGATATGGCGTGAGGGAGTTATGAAGGGGCAGGACCCCGCCAAAGATGCATCGGCAATCAGCCGGGCGGACGGATGCCGCCGGGCAATTGAAGCCCCACGTGGTCACGCGAAGTCTACGACCTTCACCTTCAAGGACGATCTTCACGCCGCCGTCTACGCGTACAAGCATTACATTATTATCCTCTCCGACAGCTCCGAGCAGGCCGAGGGTTTTCTCACAGACCTCAAAACGGAGCTTGAGGAGAACGCGGCGCTTAAGGAGGACTTCGGAGATTTGGAGGGCCGGGTCTGGAAGGCATCGGTGATCCTGCTCTCCAACGGCGTCAAGATTGAGGCAATCGGCTCCGGCAAGAAAATCCGTGGCCGGAGACATAAGCAGTGGAGGCCCGACCTCATTGTCTGTGACGATCTGGAGAACGACGAGAACGTCAATACCTCAGACCAGCGCAAGAAGCTTCGGAATTGGTTTTACAAAGCTGTTTCCAAAGCGGGTGACACTTACACCGATATCGTGTACATCGGAACCCTGCTCCACTTCGATGCGCTGCTGGCCAACGTGGCCAATAACCCCAGCTATAAAACGGTCAAGTATCAGGGCGTGATCAGCTTTGCAGCCAACACGGAGCTGTGGGACGCATGGGAGTCAATCTACACAGACCTTTCCAATGATGCACGGCAAGAGGACGCGAAAGAGTTTTTCGAAGCCCGCTCCGCCGAGATGCTGGAGGGTACCGAAGTCCTGTGGGAACAGAAGCTCAGCTACTACGATCTCATGGTGATAAAGATATCTGAAGGCGAGGCAAGCTTTAACTCCGAAATTCAGAATGATCCGATTGACCCGGAGAGCTGCGCTTTTCAAGAAGAGTGGTTTGACATCTATGACGATGACGGAAAGACGGTTCCGGACTTCTCGGCTCCAAACTTTCTGTTTGTGGGTGCAAATGATCCTTCCCTCGGCAAGAACAAGAAGTCGGATACCTCTATTATTGTGGCGGTGGCCAAGGATATGAAGACAGGATATATGTATGTCCTGATTGCCGACATCGCCAAACGCACACCGGATCAGATTATCATCGACGCGATCGAGGACAGCCGTCGTCTTCAGAGGGATTACAAGCGGCCCTATTACAAGTTTGGCGTTGAATCCGTTCAGTTTCAATCCTACTTTGCAGATATTATGGCACAGAAATCCGCAGAGGCGGGAGAGTTCCTGCCGATTGAAAAAATCAACTCCGTTCAGAACAAGGACGCCCGTATCCAGAGCTTACAGCCATATGTCAAAAATGGATACCTCAAGTTCTCAAAGAAACACAAAGCCCTATTCAAGCAGATGCTGGAATATCCCATGGGCAAAAACGATGACGGACCGGATGGTCTCGAGATGGCGGTCAAGCTGGCGGTAGGTATCAAGGTAGGTACAAAGGTCGAGTATAAGTCCGCAATCGCCCGCGCCCTTCGATTTAAGCGCGGAGCCTATTGAGGAGGCGCTACTTATTAACATTCAGGAAAACACATTGATTCACGCCGACAGTCTGACTGTTCTTCGGCAGATGGAATCTGAGAGCGTGGACGCCATTATCACAGACCCGCCTTATGGTATCAACTACAAGTCAACCAAAGGAGACTCCATTAAGAACGACATGGCTCCTTTTATCTGGTGGCTCTACGATGCTTACAGAGTTCTGAAGCCCGGCGAATCCGGACGCGGTACACTGGCGTGTTTTACACGCTGGGATGTGCAACAGGTTTTCATTGACGCAATGAAGCTTGCAGGGTTCATCGTGAAGAATGAGGTGATCTGGGACAAGGTGCATCACGGCATGGGAGACACAAAAGCCCAGTTTGCCCCTGCTCATGAGAACATTATCTTTGCAGTCAAGGGTAAGTTCAGTTTCCCTGGGCACAGGCCGAAGGACCTAATTACATTCCCCAAGCTGAACGGGTCTCAGATGATTCACCCAACAGAGAAGCCTGTGGGCCTGCTGACCGACATTATCACCGCCATCACGAAGCCCGGCGATTTGCTCTGCGATCCGTTTGCCGGAAGTGCTTCAACCCTTGTCGCTGCCAAAAAGACGGGGCGACGCTATATCGGGATGGAGCTTGACGATGAACGCTATGAAGTTGCCCGGCGGCGCTTGGAGGAGGTTAAGGTATGAGCAGCAGAAAGCGCAAGCCAATGCAGGCTGCACAGGCCCCGCCCCGCAGGAGGCCGGACACGTCCGAGGTTGCCGTTGCCCAGGTAATGGACAAGTACAGCGAATACCCTTCCAACGGCCTTACCCCGGAACGGCTGGCCAACATCTTCAAGGAGGCCGACGCTGGCGACGTAATGCGTCAGATGGAGCTTTTCGAGGAGATGGAGGAAAAGGACCCGCATCTGTTCTCTCAGCTTCAGACCCGCAAGAATGCCGTCACCGGCCTCGACTATGAAATCATTCCCTTTGACTCTGACGATGAGCAGGACAAGTTGATCGCCGAGTTTATTCAGGAGCAGATCAGCAGCTTGGAGAACTTCGAGGAAATTGAGACGGATCTGCTGGACGCAATCGGAAAAGGCATTGCCGTTTCTGAAATCATCTGGGGATACGACGAGGGGCATGTGGTAATCAGTGATATCCGCTCCCGGCATCAGAAGCGGTTTCTCTGGGACAGCATTGACGATTCCTTCAAGGTCCGCACGGTGGAGCATCCCGAGGGGACGCTCCTTCCTCAGAACAAATTCCTGATCCATAAGTACAAAGCCCGCAGTGGGCACCCTTCCCGCGCCGGTATTCTTCGCGTTGTGGCCTGGATGTACCTCTTCAAGAATTACACGATCAAGGACTGGGTCAGCTTTGCCGAAGTCTTCGGTCTGCCGCTCCGGCTGGGAAAATACCAGCCGGGAGCCAGTGAAGCCGACAAGGCCGCGCTCATGCAGGCCCTGATCCAGATCGGCGCGGATGCTGCGGGTATGGTTCCGGAGGGGACCAGCATTGACTTCATCACCACACAAAAGCAAGATTCAGGCGACCTCTATGCAAGCCTTGCCCACTACTGCGACGAGCAAATCAGCAAGGCCATCCTCGGCCAGACATTGACCTCTGATTCCAGCAATAACGGGAGCTATGCCCAGAGTAAGACACACAATGAGGTTCGCCACGACCTGACCGTGGCCGACTGCAAATCTCTTGCATCCACGATTCGGCGCGACCTAATCCGCCCGCTGGTGCTCTTCAACTTCGGCGAAGACAAGCGCATCCCCTACATCCGGTATGCCTGTGAAGAATCTGAGGACCTTGAGCAGCTGGCAACAATCCTCGGCAATCTGGTGGAGCATACCGGCTTGAAGATTCCGACCAGCTACATTTATAAGAAGTTCAGTATCCCAAAGCCCAAGCCGGGCGAGGAAATCGCGGTTGCATCCTACGGCAGCACAAGCGGCCTTCCGTTCAAGCAAAATCCGGAGGCACGACTACTGTCATTGAAAGCCGTCGAGTCGGAGCACGGGACCCAGCAGCACATTGACCGTCTCGCGGATATCGCCCTCAAGCATGGCGCTGCGGCCTTCGAGCAGGCGTTTGCACCTATTCTCAAATTGGTTGAGAACGCGCACAGCCTGGAGGAGCTCCGGGATATGATGCAGGATGACAAGACCGTTGCCCAGCTTTATGCAAGCATGGACGTTTCCAATGTGGAGGAGCTGCTCCAAAAGGTTATGCTCTACGCGGATTTGGAGGGGCGGGTGAAGCCGGATGGATGAGAAAGAAATTGACGCTCTCTTCAGCCGTAAGGATATGACCTTCGAGGAAGCCGCCAAGTTTTTCGGGGACCGCATCCCGGTCACGACCTCGCAGTTCTTCAAGCTTGCCGAGCAGTACCGGAATCTCGCCTTTACGGTTTCCGGCTACAGTAAGGCTGAGATTCTCAAGCAGTTTCAAGAGGAGCTGCTGGCCGCAATCAAAGACGGAAACACGCTGCAGGACTTCCGGGCCAACATGAACGACTTCCTGAAGGAGCGCGGGTACAAGGGAGTCACGCCATTTCAGGCAGACAACATCTTCCGTACCAATGTCCAGACGGCCTATAACGTCGGTCACTATGAGCAAATGACGGACCCGGCAGTTCTGGACGCCCGCCCCTACTGGCAGTATGACGCGGTCAACGACTCGCATACCCGCCGCAGCCATCTAGCTATGGATGGGCGCGTCTTCCCGGCAAACTCTCCGGTCTGGGATACATGGTTTCCTCCCAACGGCTACCGGTGCCGCTGCACGGTCCGATCACTTTCAAAGCGGCAGGTGGAGCAGCGGGGACTGAAAGTCGAGGAGGAAGTCCCCAGCGGCGTCAAGCTGGCCGATGGCCGGTTCGTGAACATCCTCCCTGATCCCCAGTTTGATACGAACCCCGCGAAGGTGCGGTTTACTCCGGACCTGAAGGGATTCCCTGAACCGCTGAAAAAGGCATATCGGGAGCGGGAGGCTGGGAACAAACCGGAATAACGCCACAAGAGCCACAGTCGGCGCGTGAGCGGCCCGTTGCCGCAGACGGGCGATTCCACCAGCAAGCGGGAATAAGGCCGTGCGCACGGCGGTTAACGGCGTTAGAGACGGCGCGGAAAATCATGGTAAAGGAGTATAACGCAAATGAAGGACTTTATCGTCCTCAAAGGCAGCAATGTGGAGGTAACGGGAGCCCCCGAAATTATTCCGATCATTCCCCTGGGCCATGTGACCAGCTCGAAGGGTGACTTCGAAGTTGACACCGAAAGCCTGCGGGCGATGAAAGCGATGATCGCCCAGCGCGGCGTCGATCTGGTGGTCGATTATGAGCATCAAACCCTCGCCGGGGTACAGGCCCCCGCCGCCGGGTGGGTGCAGGACCTGAGCATCAAGGACGGCTATATCGTGGCCAAGGTTCAGTGGACGCCGAAAGCGGCCCAGTACCTTGAGAATAAGGAGTACCGCTACATTTCCCCGGTAGTCAACGTTCGGAAGTCGGACAAGAAGGCAATGGGCCTCCACTCGCTGGCCCTCACCAACACTCCGGCAATCGAAGATATGAAGGCCATTGTCAATTCGGATACTTTTGAAGAACAAGAAGGAGGACAAAACAATATGGAACTCATGCAGAAGATCGCCCAGCTCCTGGGTCTGGGCGAGGATGCACCCCCCGATCAGATCATGGAGGCGCTGACCGCTGCCCTCAATGATGCAAAGGCCCTGAAGGAAGCGGCGGCAAAGGCAGAACCGCCCGCCGCCGATAATGTGGTCGCAAACAAAGCGGTTTGTGAGCTGCTGGACCTGAAGGCCGGTGCCGCTGCGGACGATGTGGCCGCTAAGATCATGGAGCTCAAAAGCGGTAAGATCGGCGGCACCAATGTGCTTGAGGAGCTGAAGGCACTCAAGCAGCACAACGCGGAGCGTGCAGCCGATGACGCGGTGACGCTGGCGCTGAAGGCCGGAAAGATCACCCCCGCCCAGCAGGATTGGGCCAGAAGCTACGCGCTCTCCGATCCCGAGGGGTTCGGCTCCTTTGTGGAGAAGGCTCCCCAGATCGTGCCTCTGGGTGAGATTGAGATGGGAGATGTCAAGGCCCTTAAGAGCGATACGCTTGACGAGGCAACCCTGCTTGCGTGTAAGCAGTTGGGCGTCAGTGCAGAAGACGCTCAGAAGTTTGGACTTGGAAAGGAGTAATTTGAATGGCTGCTTTAACTGCTGAACGGGACACCGTTGAAATCTCCAACGGTGCAAGAACCCTTGTGCTCCCGGTGAAGGGAGATACCACCATCTATCAGGGCTCTATTGTGGCCCTGAATGCGGACGGCCTTGCCGTTCCCGGCGCGACCGCTGCGGATCTCACGGCGGCGGGCCGGGCGGAGGAAACGGTGCAGAACACTGGCGGGGACGGTGCAGCTTCCGTCAAGGTCTGCCGCGGTGTGTTCGTCTTCTCCAATACCGCCACCGCTGAAAACAAAGTTGACGCCTCTCATGTCCTGAAGGACTGCTACATTGAGGACGATCAGACCGTGACCGCGCTCTCCACAGGGGCCTCCGTCGCCGGACGTGTGATCCGGGTCGACGATGAGGGCGTCGCCGTGGAACTCGGCCTATAACGATTAAGGAGGACAAACAATCATGCTTATTAACCCGCAATCGCTCCGAGGCATCTACGTTGCCTATAACACCTTGTTTAATAAGATGTTTCAGGCACAGAAGCCCATCTATGAGCAGGTCGCCACGATCGTACCTTCCACCACCGATACCGAAACCTATGCGTGGCTGGGCGATATGCCCGGTATGCGGGAGTGGATCGGCGACCGCGAGATTCAGAACCTGAGCGCGTCCGACTACTCCATTAAGAACAAAGACTTTGAGTCAACGATCGGTGTGCCCCGCAACGCCATTGAGGATGACAAGCTCGGTATCTACAATCCCTCTGTTCAGATGCTTGCTCAGTCCGCTGCCATGCACCCCGACAAGCTGATCTTTGACTTGCTGGGGAACGGATTCACGGAGAAGTGCTACGACGGTGAGGCATTCTTCTCCACGAACCACAAGGTAGGCAAGCAGAAGGTCTCCAACAAGGACACTGCAAAGCTGACCATGAAAGCATACATCGCGGCCCGTACCGCCATCATGTCCATGACCAACAGCAAAGGTGAGCCCCTGGGTCTGGTGCCTGATACGCTGGTCGTGCCTCCGGCGCTGGATGCTGCCGCACGCGATATTTTGGTCGCCGATGTTATCAACGGCACCCGAAACACCATGGTGGGTACTGCAAAACCACTGGTGGCTCCTCGGCTGGCGGGGCATGACACCTCCTGGTTCCTGCTCTGCACGAGTATGCCGATCAAGCCCCTGATCTATCAGAAGCGCACAGCTGCGAAGTTTGTTTCCCTCACTGCTGAAACTGATGAAAATGTCTTCATGAAGAAGGTGTTCATCTATGGCGTAGATTATCGCGGCAACGCCGGATATGGGTTCTGGCAGATGGCTTACGGCAGCGACGGCAGCACTAATTAAGTCACCAGCACTCAGCCGAAAGGAGGCCCATCATGTACAGCAATAGTGATGCAGTTAGGGCAATGCTCAAGGATGACGCGCTGAATACCATCATCGGTGACACCTTTATCGAAGACCCGGCTGAGCGTGAAACCAAAATCGGCCCTATCATTGACAGCGCTATCGCCGATGCCGACGGAGAGATCGACGGCTACCTCGCCAAGAGGTACGCCGTCCCCATCTCCCCGGTTCCCAAAATCATCAACAACTGCTCAAAGGATATCGCGGTCTATAACCTCTGGGCGCGTATTGGGATCAGCGAGGACACCGGAGAAAAGACCTATCTCAATCGCTACAACTCCGCAATCAAGTTCCTGACAATGGTTGCCGAGGGCAAGGTTTCTCTCGGGATGCCGTCCGATGATACTGCCACGGCGGCAGCCAGCGGGTTTTCAATCAAGTCCAACCACCGGCTGTTCAATCGGGACTCCCTCAAGGGGATGTAGTCCGTGGCAGATTTCAGTATTCGGCTTGAGGGCGACACGCGACGCCTGCTCAAAAAGATGAAGGACTTCTCAGAGCTTGATAAAAAGAAGGTCAACGCAGTTTCCGGGCAGGTGGTCAGAGAATCGACTCTGGAGCGGTTCAAGCAAAGCCGGGACCCTGCCGGGAAGTTATGGAAGACCTCCAAGCGGGCGGCGGAGAGTGGCGGGAAAACGCTGGTTGAAACTGCAACACTCCGCAATTCCATTCACGTACACTCGGATGCTTCCGGCTTCGCGGTGGGTACCAATCTCAAGTACGCTGCCACGCATCAGTTCGGTGATCCGGGCCGCGTCATCAGGGCGAGAAAAGCGAAGGCGCTCCGATTCCAGATCGGCGGGAAATGGATTAGCAAGAAGTCTGTCCGCATCAAGATTCCCGCCCGGACATACCTTGGACTTTCGGATGACGACCAGCAGGAGATCAAGGGCACGGTTGAGGATTTTATTGCACGGGAGGACTAATATGTACGCCGAAAGCAAGCGGTATCTTTTGGACAAGCTCAAAGCCGCAGGCCTCAAGTCCAATCCCTATACCAGCGAGAAGGCTCTGGAAAAGAGCCTGGAAAGTCACATCGGCGCAGTGCTGTTCGAGTCAGAGGGCATCCTCCGAAACGGCTCCAAAACCTATTTTAAAGACGAAGAGGGAGCGCGGAAAAAGAGGAGGAAAATTTTTGACCGGAAGCTGATGTTCAATGTGATTATCGGAGATTACTCCGACGAAGCCGTTGAGACCCTGTTTGAGGCGTTCCTGTGCAGTCTGAACAAGGGCATCTATATCAGGGGGAACTATGTTCCGATCACGGTGGAGGATGCGGCTTGGGTGGATAAGGACGATACCCTGCTTAAATCAAAGGTGGCCGTTCAGATCAATATCAGTTTTGACGGCGGTCTCTATAAGGACACGGACTTCACAAAGATTTCCGCTCTGGAGGTCGAGTCCGTAGAAAGGATGGAATTTACTAATGGCAACTAAATCCCAGACGGATTCTTCGGAGCTTCTGGAGCTTGAGGAGCTGCGCCGCAAGCACGGTATCAAAGCGCCTGTGTTTGCGGGGGTCTGCTCCGCAAACGGATGGAAGCCCGGTAAGCTGCTCACCGGCGAGGAGTTTCTCGCTGCGGTCAGCAAATTCAGCGGAGCCCCCATGGACGGGCGATCCGTAAAAGAAAGAGGGGCGAAAACCTAAATGCTCAGAGACGTAACTCATAAAGTCACAGACGGTCTGCTGGGCCTGTCAACCACAAAGGGCGACGGCCTGCACGTCAAGATCGGCGTTTCCCCTATCGTATCCGACGCCCCGATCCTGATTGTCGGAGACATGTCAGCGGACAAAATCAAGGCCGCGCTTGGACTTTCTCCGCTTGCGGACGCCGCGATGGATTCCGTGCAGTGGGGGTCCAGCAAACTGTACTGCATCCCGGTCGCAGCGTCCACCCCCGGAACGGTGGGGCTGTTCAATAAAACGGGTACCGGCTTCGGGAGCCTGACAATTGCCGGAAGCCCTACCAACGCTTTTGGCATCCTTGTAAAGATCACCGCCCAAGGAACGCTCAACACGGCTTCCTTCGCCTATTCCATCGACGGCGGCTACAGCTTCAGCGACGATATCACGGTACCGTTGTCCGGCGCTTATGAAATCCCCGGCACCGGATTGACCGTGACCTTCGTTGAGGCAACCGAGGCAGAGCAGAAGCCCAGCTCGTTCCTTGTCGGCGACAGCTACGCTGCCGCCAGCACGGCCCCCACCATGACCAACGCGGATGTGCTGGCCGCGATCGACAAGCTCAGGACAATTCCCATTGTATTTGAATTTGTCCATATCGTCGGCGAGAGCATTCCGGCGCTCTGGCAGGCCGTCAGCGCTGCACAGCTGGAGTTGCAGGATACTTACAAGAAGCCCCTGTTCTTTACGCTGGAAGCCTATACCCCCGAAGATGGGGAGGATATGCTGACCTATGCGCTGCGGATGGAGGCCGACCGGGCCAAGGTTGCAAACTACAATATTCAGGTGGTTGCCGCCCGTGGCCTGCTGGTTAAGCTGGATGGCACCACGCAGGACGTCAATCTTGCCGGGCTTGTGTCCGGGCTCTATGCAAAATCCTCGGTGCAGGTTTGTGTCGGCAAGGTCCGCGAGGAGGCAGGCTTCGGGATTCCCAAGGACTCCCTTCTGGAACTGCGGCCCGAGGGTATCCGCGAGGTGATCGAACGGCTTGACACTGCAGGGTATCTGACCTTCCGGGACTACGACGGCATTGATTACTTCTACGTATACAACGCCAGAATGCTGAGCCCGTCGGGCAGCGACTACCGTTATGCCGAGGACGTGCGGGTTCTGAACAAGATCATCCGCGAAACCCGCAAGGAGGCCATCCCCATTCTGAAGGACGACATTGATCTGGAAGATGTGCAGGGGGAGCTTGAGACCCGCGCGAGGTTCATGTTCCCGCCCCTGCAGAAGATGATTGAAGCAAACGAGATCAGTTCTGCAGAGATTACCGTACCGGACGGCCAGGCGGAGACCATCCTCGACGATGAAAAGATGCGGGTGAAAATCCGCTATCTTTCCAGAGGGTATATCCGCGAGATTGAGGTTGATCTGGGCCGGGCACAGGCCAAGGCATGAGGGGAGGAAATAATAAACCATGTCACTGAAAGTAAATGGTAAAGCCTACGATTGGGGCGATGTGGATGTCAAGATTCCCGGCCTTGTGCTGGAGGTTCAGGAAATCGACTATGACGACGAGTTCGACATGGAAGAGACCTACGGAAAAGGCAACAAGCCCAGAGGATACGGCACCGGCAATTATAAATCGTCCGGAAAAATCACGGTGCTTCGGGATGATTATGAGGCCCTGCTGGCCTACTGCAAGGCAAAGGGCATCCCGTTCTATAAGCTGTACATCCCGTCCGTTGTGGTTTCCTACGCCAACGCAGAAGACCGCACCCGCATTGACGAGCTGCGCAAGGTCAAGTTTTCCAAACGCAGCAACAAAGCCGCCCAGGGTGACAAGTCCATCAAGGTGGATATGGACATGATGATCTTCGGCGGCATTGTGCAGGATGGCGTCGAGCCCGTGTAACCGGCGTTACTGGACACCGTTATCTCAAAATAATTGATAGCAGGAGGATCACTCAATGGAAGAAATCATGAAAGCAGAAGCCACAACCGCGCAGTCCACCGCCGTTACGGCGGCAGGAACGAGGGAATCCAAAGAAGCGGCTCTTAGATCGAAGTATGGAAAGGTCTACTGCGTGGCCATGACCGTACCCGTGGATGATACGGAGGAGCAGGAATACTCCTACTACTTCCAGCGTCCGTCCGTGCCCAGCTATGATCGCTACATCAAGACCGCTTCCCAGGGCATCACCAAGGCCAGCAAGGCGTTCATGCTGGATGCCGTGGTGGACGAGGATCAGGAACGGCTTATCTCCGATATGGAGGTAAACCCCGGCATCGCCATCACCATTGGCAACAAGCTCACGGAGATTCTGGGCCTGACCAACTCGGTAAATTTGAAGAAGCTCTAAGGGAGAAGGTCGAGGAGGTCAAGGGGAGCCTGTATGAAAGCGGGCTACTGGAAATCTACAGGTTCCTCCCTCCTCCTCTCTTAGAGAATTTTGACCCGGCGAAGGTTGATTTTGATGAGTTTCTCAGCTATCTGGCAAAGGCACGTTACGTTCAGGAGCTTGAGCAGGCTCTTTTTGCGAAGGCCATCTCCGAAGTGTTTGGGGAATAAAAAAGGAGCCGACCTTAAAAGATCGGCTCCTTCCCGGATAACTTTGCTTTATAAAGTACGGTTGCATTTCGAATCATTCTAGACGTACTCTCGCCCTTTTTGTCCTTCTGCTTTCCAACGTTGTTTTGGAATCCAACCCATAGGCAGTATGGAATGATGTAGATAGCCAAAGGAACAAAAATCAACACAGCAAGCCCAACGCCAAGGCAAAGCGCGAACACCAACACCTTCAGCATTACCCCAAAAATGACCATCATCAGCGCCTCCTCTTTTCTTCCAAAATATCACAACGGGAGGTGAAAGGCAAGCATGGGTTTAGAATCCGTTTTTAAATTGTCCCTCATCATGAACATGATCGACAACCTGACCGGGCCTATGGCTAAGGTTTCAGCCAGCACAGGAAGCTCCATTTCCAAAATTGACGGACTGAGCCAGTCCTTCGCAAATGCCGCCAAGGCGGGCGCGGCCATGGCCGGAATCGGTGCGCAGATCACAGACGCGGCACTCGCGCCGGTGGCGGCGACATTTGAAACAAAGAACGCGCTGGGTGAGCTTTCTTCCCTGGGCGTAAAAGACCTGGGGGCCGTTGAAGACGCCGCCAAAAAGTTTTCAGATACATGGGCCGGGACCACGAAGTCCGATTTCATCAGCGCTGCCTACGACATCAAGAGCGGCATTGCGACGCTTTCAGATGAGGGCGTCGCGCAGATGACCGATCTGGCCAGCCTCACGGCGAAGGCCACAAAATCCACAGCGGGAGAAATGACGTCGCTGTTTGCCACCGGCTACAACATCTACAAGGATTACTACGGCGATCTGAGCGACCTCCAATTTGGGGAGATGTTCTCATCAGGTATCGCCCAGAGCGTCAAGCAATTCAAGACCACCGGCTCCGGCATGGCCAATTCCATTCAGACACTGGGAGCCTCGGCTACCAACTCCAATATACCGCTGGAGGAACAGCTCTCCATTCTGGGTATGCTGCAGTCCACCATGGGCGGTGCGGAGGCAGGCACCAAGTATAAGGCGTTCCTTCGCTCCGTGGCAAAGGGAGGCGAGGAGCTGGGCCTTAAATTCACAGACACCAATAATCAACTTCTCAGTATGCCGGAGATCATTGACAAGCTGCGGGGCAAATTCGGCGAGACCATGGACGCAGCCGAAAAGATGAAGCTCCAGCAGGCATTCGGAGATTCCGAAGCGGTTTCCTTAATTGATCTCATGTACAACAAGACCGGCGACCTGCAGGGCAATATTGTGGATATGTACGGAGCGCTCAGCTCCGGGGTGCAGATTACGCAGGATATGGCCAGCGCCATCAACTCCACAGACCCACAGCGTTTTCAAGTGCTGAAGCAGCAGGTGCAAAACGTCAAGGAAGCCATCGGCGACACGCTGCTTCCGACAATCAGCGGACTCATGGAGAAAAGCGCTGCAGGCATTGAACAGTTTGGAGCATGGGTCCAGAACAACCAGCAGCTCGTGAAGGTGATCATGCTCGTGGCGCTTGGCCTCGGCGGATTCCTGACAGTGGCCGGATCAACGATTGCCGTAGTCGGTGGCATCGGGCTTGTGTTCACAAAAGCATCCGGGCTTCTTGGAGGTTTTGGTAAAGCAATTGCGAACCTTCCCGACACAATTACCACAGTTCGCCTTTATGGAATGTTTGCCATGGATGCGATCAGGAAGGTGGGCGGTGCGCTCCCCGGCTTAATTTCAACCATCGGCAAATTCGGTGCGGCGATCCTTGCCAGCCCCGTCACTTGGATCATCCTCGGTATCGTGGCCCTGATCGTAGTGATTGTTCTGCTTTACAAGAACTGGGACAAGGTGACGACCTTCTTCAAAACCGCGTGGACAGCCGCCTGCAATGGAGTTGGAGCCGGAATTGACTGGATCAAAAACGGCTTTCAAGGATTTATCACATGGATCGGCGAGAAGATTGCATGGTTCGGAGAGTCCGGCAAACGGCTCATTACCACCTTTGTCAATGGCATCAAGTCTGTGGCGTCAAAACCGATCGAGGCGGTAAAGGGTATCTTCGGCAAGATCGGGAATCTGTTCCCCCACTCCGACGCCAAGGAAGGCCCCCTCTCCACGCTGACGCTCTCGGGCCGCAGGACCATGACGACCTATGCCCAGGGCGTATCTCTGGCACAGGCCGCACCGGCGCAGGCAATCCAGAAGGGATTGAGCAAGGCAAAGGTTACGCTGGACCGTGAGCCTGTTAAAAAGGTTCGCTTCGGCAGCGGCAACGATCAGGACGCAGATACCGATGAAACGAAGAGCAGCTCCTCCGGCGGCAAGCGCGTGATTATTCAGAAGCTGCTCATGCCGGTGGACCTCAAGCAGATGAAGGACCTGAAGCAGCTGCTCAAGCTTCTGGCCGAGATTGAAGATTATGCCAACGGAAACGACGGTGAATCGGACGATTTAAGTCCCGAACCGGCTTAACTGAGGGAGGACGGCTATGATATTTCTTGAAGACCAAAGCGTTAAGGTGAATGGAGTCGTCCTCCCCGGCGTCGTCAAAAGTATTGAGGTCGTGGAGTCGGCCCAGATTGATGAGCAGACCGTGGAGGGCAGCTCCACAAAGCCCAAGCAGGCCACGGGTTATGAGGATGCGAAGATCAATGTTGAGCTTATCCTCGACGATACGGCCACGCAGACCAAGTATCAGCGGCTGGCGGTCGTCCGGACTCTCTTTCGGAAGTCCGGGCAGACCGTCCCCCAGCCAATTCCGTTTGTGAATGAGGACACTGCTGCCCATGGAATCAGCAAGGTGCTGTTTAAGGGGCTGACCCACAAGATGGAAAGCAAGCGGGACCAGCTCTCAGTCACCCTTGAGTTTTGGGAGTATGTCCCTCAAACCATCAAGGCGTCTAAGAAGTCCGGCTCCGGCAGCAGCGGCAGCGCATCCAGCAATCTGACCGCAGACTACAAATCCTATCTCACAACGAAGCGGGGGCAATCTCCGGCTGTGGACGACGCCAGTTCAACAGATGCGCTCAACAGTGTGGCGCAGATGCCTTACTAAAGGAGGTCGGCAGCATGGAAATCACGGAGCTGTACTACCCGCAGATCGCCGTTCATGCCGGGGGCTATACCTTCGATCGCGGGATTCGCATTGAGGTTCATTCCTCAAAAGACTCCTATTATGACTGGGCGAAAGTTCGCTTCACCGAGGAGTATCAGGAAAAGATATCTCTGTCCAGAAAGGCATCGGCCTCCGTTGAATTGGGTTATAACAATGTCTATGACGAGACCTTCTCCGGCTATGTAGCCAAACCCTACAGTACCGGTGCCAATGCCGACGAGATCATCCTGAAGGATGCCATGCTGCTTCTGGAGGATCTCACGATCAATGACACCTACCTCAACACAACGCCTCAGGAGATGATTTCCCACTTCTTATCGCTGGCAGACATCACAGACGTGAGCCTGTCACCCCAGACATACCCGGAGCGGAAGCGGGTCCCCATATGCGGCCTGTCCGGCGTCAAGGCAATCAGCGCGGTCAATGTTGCCTGGGGTCTGAAGAACAAGTTCTTTTTTTCGGGCGGTACGTTTTACTGGGGCACCGCGCCGACGCAGGATAAGGTCTATGCCTTTGAGTACGGCATTAACATCCTGAGCTTGGAGCGCTCGGGCGGTGAGTGGATCATTGAGACGGTTTCGGCTCCATTCGTCAAGCACTCCCACAAGATTGCCGTTACACATCCGAAGGTGACCGGGACCTTTGAAGTCTCGAAGGTGGTCTTCTCCACCAACGAAGACGGGTTCATTCGCACGTACATTTATTTTAGCTGAAGGAGGCGCAAATGGGAGACCTGGAACAGTTTGTGAAAACCGTGGTGGAGAAGCAGTACCCGCACCTGAAGCGGCCTGCCGTCGTGTATGCATCCGTCACCGCTGCGCAGATGCTCTCCGATACCTACACGCTTACCAACCTTCAGATTACAAACACCGATTCTTCGACATCGTTTAACGGCAGCATCAAGGCTCACTGGTTTGAGTATTCCCTCCGGGTGCTGGATCAGTTCGGCAACGAGGATGAGAGCTATCCGGAGATTCCGGCAGTACGGTCGAAGCTGCAGCTTAACACAGGGGCCACCGTGGCGGTTGGTTACGCCTTCAACACCGTGGAGCCTGTCATCATTGGGGAGGTGGTTTTATGACCGGCTTGACCGATACGGACATCCGTCTGGACGATGACGGCCAACTCACGCAGGGTGCGGACGGCGATGCGCCTCTCTGCTCCGGCGCGGATTGCCTTTACCAGTCCATCGTTCTGGAGGCAACCA